CGTGTTGACTAACGACAGTCCAGACTGCGAAAGTCTTGCCTTTGCCATTAGGGTGATCGCGACCCCACTTCATCTGGCAATAATCACACCAAGTACCGGACTTTGCTTTAGTAACTGTCAAGGTCGTTCCAATCAGTTGATGTAATCTGGCCAGCGATTGCAGAGTACGCACAGATGTCCTTGTAACTGTCCGCGTGATCCTTTGTTGTTTGAGTTCTCGAGATCTTGGTGAGGATAAGGCAGATTGCGACTTCGTGCGGCTCGATGTTTTTGTCAAGATACACACTCCAGAGTCTTGCGATTCGAATGTGATTAAGAGTTGAGTCGCCGTATTCGTCACCTCGGTCGGTGAGTAGCTGCTTGGCTTCATCGAGAATATCCTTGGCCTTCACTCTGACCAGAATGTGTGTCGAGCGACCGAACGGCCGAGTGCATAACCTTCTTCTTTGCCTTCTTTGTAACCTAAGCCGTAACCAGCTGCTATTCCAACTACCAGAAACGCCAGCATTACCAGCGTTAGATATAAATCAAGATTCATTCTTAGCCCCTTTACTTCAGTGAGGATCACTGATAAGGATTAAGGTACAGGCTATGGCAGACTAAGCAAGCATCTTTTGATAACGAAATGGTAACAATTCTCCATCGTCCATCGCATCATCGATGTCACGCCTAAGCGGATTATCGAGATCGTCCATACCTGCGACCGCCATAAGCGAAGGTTCCGTCCTTTTCTATGTGAATTGTTGACACTTGGACACCCTTAGCATCTTCTTCTATGATCAAGAATGCTTGTTGCCAGTTCATTGTGCCTTTTGTGTAATGAGCCTTGCGAATGTCCATCAAGTGTCCACCTTCAAAGCCTCGCAGGATACGGCCTAATTTGCCCCCTGAAGCCTCTGTAAAGGCTGATTGACCTGCTCTGTGAGTATGTCCACAGATAACGCTTAGCCCATGCCTACGGGCTGCTTCTAGGGCTGTAAGACCAGGAGTCGGTTTGATTGGTTGCTCATCTCCATGCACTGCAACATAACCTTTAGCAATAGGGAATGGCTTCTTATGATAAGAGATTCCAAGTTCATCGAGCTTCATAAACTTCTCAAAGCGCAACTCTGGCAATGACAAGAATGCTGGGATCTTGTTCATAATGACATTGTAAAGTCGATCAGTATGGTTTGACCTGATCATGTGCGCTTCTTTGGCGTGCTGGGTCAATTCCCAAAGGACATCAACTGTCATGTCACGATCCGCAGCTAGTGTTTGTTCGTACCAGCCTGGCTTGTTTTCTGTCCATCGGCTGATCTGCGGGAGATCGATCTCATCTCCAAGAGTAACGACAGCATCAGGCCGAAATACTTTAATAAACGAGGCGACATTCTTAACTGCTACTTCATCGTGATATGGGACTTGTAAGTCTGGTATTACGATGGTTCTCTTCATTAATCCTCGTCATCGTCAGGATAAAAGTCCGGCATCGTGCTGGGATTATCGTTGATGCGCTTAGGGAGTATCCAGTCAGGATAAGAGAATGGATCCATAAGCATCGACATGCAGATGTCTGTGGCAAAGCCAGCCTTGCGCAAAGCTTTATAGTATTCGTTTAACCCAATACAGTAAGCCTCTAGTGGAGTGTAACCCTGATCCTCTATTGCTTTAGTTTTGCGCGCGGCCATGCTTTATTTTACCGCTCTAAAAGTATGTTGTAAATCTCATCGCATCGTGTGTTGAGTCGCTTGATCTCGCTCAGCAAGTGAGTGATCACAAAGCCAGCCAATCCACCGATTATCACAAGAGTGGCAATATAGAGCTGAAAGAACTCGCCCTGTGTCATTTTCTTCCGAGTTCATCTTTAGGATCAAGGTAACGCAAGACTGGTGGAATGATCGAAGCAAGACCAGCAGCGATTAAAGCCTTTGGTTCTGTGACTCCAGCTGCATACATTGAGATGATTGCAACTAAGAATGCTCTGCCCCAAGAACCTGCTGCGTTTTGTAGATCTTTCATTGTGATCCCCCGATCATAGGTATTTGAAGAAACTCACCATCAAGGTCAGCTTCTTTCGTAAACGAGATATGGCAATGGTGATTGTGTTTGTTGATCCCTGTGTATTTGCGCCACTTCCACTTAAGGAGAGGGCTTGCGATCTGGCCGTCAAAGATGATGTAGCTGATGCGCTTTCCAGAATCAGACTTTGCAAAGATACGAATCTGATCCGCAAGATCTGGCATGATGTCAGGTTTAGCTTTACCCGAAAGATCTCGATCGACATCGATGGCACGAACCCAGCCGCTAGCATCTGGATTATGATCTGACTTACGCGCAGAGTGTCGTGTGTCGCCGATCCAACCATCAGAAGTTCGATCTCGATCTGGGAATGTGTCGTCAATCTGTTCCCTTAACTGGATTGCGCACTTAGAAAGTCTAGGCTTCATTATCCGAGCAGCAACGCTGCTTCTTCAGCAGTAATACCAAGTTTGTCAAGCAGTGCTTGTTTAGCAACCACATTGGCTTCTGCTTTCGCGAGATCATCAATTCCGTATTTAACCAAGATCTCTTTATCAAGTAATTCTTGCTCGGTTAATTCTTCGAATGTTAATTCTCCTGTTAAAGCGTTTAGAACCGCTTTCTTAGAGTGAGTATCCATATACAAAAACCTCTCCGCTTAGTGTGCCGCTTGCTGGGATTATAGAGAAACCATCATGAGTATCTGTTGCTAGGCGTAAGCCTGAACCGACTGTCGAATAGCTTGAACCTGTGTTGGGTGTTTGATAACTAATTGACGGGTTATAACTTGCGCTGTACGGATTATTTGTGTTAATAATAAATCCGCAATTATAAGAATCAAATGAACCTAAGTTAATACCAGCGACGCCTGAACCAGTTGACGCGGTAATAGCGTTCGTACTCCAGTTAGAACGGGTTGATCCATAATAATAACCAGTGCTCAAATCTGTTCCCGCTTTTCTATACTTAAATGTTGTATCGCCCGACGCACTTGCCACAATTCTGCCGACAATTAAGTAATATCTGTATGTGTTGCTAAAACAACTATTAACCACAAAAGAGGCCGCGCCTGAGAAACTTGCACTTGTAATCTTTGTAAGCGCCGCACCGCTTGAAATGGTTGTCCACTCAGGTGCTGTTGCCCCTGAATTAACTGTTAAAACTTGACCAGCTGTACCAATACCTAAACGAGCTGGAACAGTTGCATTGCGGTACAAAGTGTCGCCTGTTGTGGTCAATACAGATGTGCCGCTGACAGCACTCCATGCTGATCCTGAGTAATACTGTGTAACATCAGTATCTTTTAAATAACACATATTGCCCTCTTGCGGGCTTGTTACAGCTGCATCGCGAGCAGTTGCGTTAGCGAATGTCCAGACTCCCTGCATGAGGTATCCGTTAGTGTCTGCGGCTGTGAGAACATCACCTGTGGCGAATGTCTTGAAGCCTAATGGTGCTCCCATTTGATCTCCTTAGTAAGAAAGTGTGTTAGTGCCTAGTATCCCATAATTGGTTCCAATAATGAAAGAATCAATGATGGGTTCTAGGGTGGTTAATGTAGTTTTCCAAGCACTCGGTTTGATGTCATGTGACACGCCGAATACCTGCAAAGTCTTGGTTAGGGTCGATGACCCTGGTTGAGTTGTGGTTACAGTAATTGGATCAAAAAAATCAAGGGAAAGAGCAGCAGTAATACCTGCATCATAATTAGCAGTATAAAGATCAAGGGTAACCGCGTCGCAACGGATTGAAGTTTCTTGACGAGAAGCGACAAAGGCTTGGGCATTGTTTAGGGCTTCCGCATCTGTTTCCATGAGCAGATTCTGCTCTTGATATGAGTGCAAGAAATACTTATCGATCGAAGCTTGATTGCTGGCCACTTGCGCCACGCCGCCCGTTCTGGTGATGCTTGCTTTGTTAAAAACCAAAGTATCGTCCAACTTCCAAACTGCATTGTTATACGAGATCCCAGTGCCATTATCATTGAAATCAACTGGTGTGCCAGCAACGCTAGATGAAGTAAGGGCGCGATCTTGGAATACTAGATTGCCAAAAGCGTCCATGTATAAAGAACCATATTCGGTACTTGTAACTGTCTGCATAGCGCCAAGAGAAGTTCTCAAAGTTGATGGATCACTCTGGACTGTCGTTTGCCCCGAATCAACGTCCCTCATGCCAGCTGGCCAGCCCACTGCATCGAGTATCTTGCCAATACGAGTGCCAGTTGTTTGACCAGCTGAAGTTGAGGCAACAGAAGTTATCTGTGCATTCTGGAATAATCTAAAGCCGTCAACCGCTTGAATGGTTGTGTAAACAACTTCACCAACATCTTTAGGAGTAGTCGTATCGTATGAGGTTATGTAGCCAGCGAAGATTGGGTAAGTAGTTGTGCCATAAGTGGCAGTGATAGTTACCTTGCGCATTGGAGTTAAAAGATTGTAATAAGGACTTGACGGGTTCATTGGGTTGAACGCGCCTGTCTGATCGATGATCCGAAGGCTCATTGTGCCAGTCTGAAATACATCTGAAAGAGCTGTGCGACCGCGTGTTGTTTTGATCGAATCAACAAGGCTGGATACATCAACTGTGACTGATCCAGTATCAGCAAGGGCATTAACTCCCAGAACGCCAGAATCAAGAATCATAGGCGAGGCAAAGCCAGCGCCTGTTGAAAAGTTGATGATTGCGTTAATTACTGGAAGAGTCATTATAGATTCTCTGCTGGCACTGCACCTGGTCGATAGTTATTCTGCCCATTAGTATTGGCAGTCACTACTGCTTCATTGACTACTTTTACAAACTCATCTTGCATAATGGTAGTGCCATTGTTGTTTACAATGACTGTAATTGGTTGCTGTGGAATTGTATTCTTTAGATAATCGGGAAGCGAGAAACCAAAGCCACCAGTGCTGCCACCTAGACCTGCAAAGGGATTATTATTATTAGTTGCTGGTGGCGGAGTTGGATCTGGAACCACAATAACTGGAACTGGTTCTTTGTTAGTAGGAGGTGGATCTTGCTTAGGATCTTTTGGAACTATAATCTCAACAGGTTCTTTAGGTACATTCTTTGTGCCACCAACACTGCTGACAGGCATTCCAGAAATCTTGCCAAGAGCTGTGATTACGCTTTCTAAAGTTAGAAGCATTCCAGCAAAAGGATCCACAGGTGGCTTAATGCCATTAATAGAACCTTGAAGAGCTGCTGTGGCTCGCTGTGATGCTTCTAGTTTCTTTTGTAACTTATCGGCTAAGTCAAAGTCCTCATTTAGGATTGCCTTTTGTAATTCTAGGCGCAACTTCTCATCGTCTGAGATCTTGCCCTTTAGCGCAGCTTCAATCTGAATCTTGTCAATATCAAAGATTGATTGAGCCTTGCTTAGTTTGGCAGCATTAGCAGCTGCTAATTTATCCGCTGCAATTTTGGCAGCAGAAGCCTTTTTAGTAGCAGCAACCTGTGCAGCAGCTAGTTTCTTTTGTTGTGCTTCAAACTTTTGAGTGTCCATATTAGATCCACCGGTCATGGCAACATTGCCCATGCCTTGGAACCCCTTGATGGCTTTGACTAATTCCGCTAAACGCTGGGGGCTAAATCTACCTAATAGATCACTAACGCCACCTGCTAAGAATCCAAAGATACCAGCACCGGGTATAGATTTCACTTGCTCTTTTAAGTACACGATTGAATCAACAAAATTAGCTAGGGATGTAGCTGCGCCTTCAATATCGCTACTAAGCGTAGCCATGGTGTCATCCTCGCCCAAAGATTGCAGGGCATTTATAAGGCTTGTACCGATAATCTCTTTAGCATTATTAGATGCAATAGCCAGTTTGTCCATCGAGCCAGCAAAAGAATCTGCAGATGTCTTGGCTGCGCCTGCAAAGGTTACGGCTAATTGATCTGTTATCTCTTTAAATGACTTAGTTTTAAGATCGGCTTTAGATATGCCTATGCCTAACTTGCTAAGCGTGGCGTTATTGCCCAGGTAAGCCTTGCTTAACGCGGCTATTACCGACTCAAGATCTTTGCCTGTGCTAGCTGAGATGTCTAAAGCAATGCCAAGAATCCGCTGGGTTTCTGCGGTGTCTTTTGTGGCGACAGTGAGGGAAGCATAAGCAGGACGCAGCTTGTCATCGATGACGCCAAACTCTGATTCAAGTCGCTGGATGTAACCTTCAGCAGTCGCTGCATCGCGTTCTAAGCCAACATTCTTTAGGGCTAGGGCTAACTGCTTTTGTGCCTTAATATCGGCAGCAGCAGCCTTTACAGAGGCTTTGCCATAGGCGAGGACAGCAGTTGCACTAAAGGCTAGACCTAAAGATCTGCCTAATTTTTTTACACTTTTTTCAAGATTAGTTGTGGATTTGCTTGCTGAAGCAAAGGCTTTTTTGCCAGTGTATTCCGCCGCAATATCAATTACTACTGATGGATTAGCCATTAGTTATACCCCACAGCCTTATTGAACTTTTGTTTTGCTGTTTCAATAGCGTTAAGTACGGCAGCATTAGTTTTGCCGCCATCTTCTTTCCATGCGCGAAAGATTGCGCGGCCTTTCATCTTACGAGAACGGCGACCTCGGCCTACTTGATTATTAGCATCAACAATCTGGCCATATTCGTTCATTGCTTGAACAAAGATTGATCCTGCTTCTGGATTACGGCTGCGACCTTGATTGCGATTAGCAGCTACGATATTTGCGCCTTGATTGTAACCAGGGCGTTGAACAATAAATGGTGTACCTTGCTGACGGCCATTAGGACTAACTCGACCAGCGGTTTCATAAATTGCACCAGCTGCTGAGCCATTCACAATACGCGCAAGAGATCTAAATCCTGATCGATTAGGTTTGCTAGGTGATGTTTTGTAGCCAATGCCACGCTTTGCTGCAGAACTTGACCATTCAGGGAATCGACCAGTAATAGAAGATTTACCCCACCCTGACAAAGGTGCTTGAGATGGAATAAATCCTCTGGCATTAGAAGTAATTGGTTTTAATAAAGCACCCATCTCTTTCTGGGTTTCTTTGGCTAAATCGGGTGCAAAAGTTCTAAGTGCCTTACGAAGTGCGAGTCCGCCCTTTACTTCGACTGGCATCTTTCATCTCCTTGTTTCGATCTTTCATAGCCTGTAATAAAGCCTTGAACATTCTCGAATCAAGTTCGAGTAAGTCGTTAGGCGCGATACTCGTTTCTAGACTTAATCTTGCGACCAAGTAAGTGAAAGAGTCACGCCCTATAATTCCGGGTCATCATCAAGGACTTCCACTTTTGAAAGTGTGTCCAAGAACTCTGCGCCGAAAGGCTTGACAGTTTCTCCGCTACGGCGAATGCACTCCCAAGCCAGCCAATACACATCACTCTGCTTTTCATCGTCACGAAAGGCTTTATGAAAGCCCTTCTTGGCGTAAACCTCGAATGCGTATTCGATCGATGGGGTTATCTGATGATCAGATACAGAGCCATCTGCCCTTGTGATCTTTAGCTTTGCCATTTCTTTAGCCCTTTTCTTTAGTTGGTTAGAAAGTACCTGATGATGCTACAACTGTTTTGCTGTTGCAAGTAAAGGTCAGATCAATTATACCTTCATCAGCGACAGCGCCGTTAATGTCTGGAATGTTATCCACAATGATTGTGCCTGTGTAAAGTTTGTTTGTAGCAGAGATTACAGTTGGTGAACCTGTTTCTTGAACAGCAGAGAATGCAACAGTTGTGCCGTAAGCAGCCTGAAGAGTTGCTAGAACGCTTCCTGCTGCTGTGTCGTTTAAGAATGAAACCGTAATGGTGTCAGCTGATAGCCCAGTTACGAATTTGTGAGCTGTATCGCCCATCGCACTTACCTCGATGAGATCTGCTTGACGATTAAGTGTGAACGCAGTTACATGGTCTGAAAGATCGACTGTGGCAATCTTGAAACCAACTTTGTTATTTAAAAAAATTGCCATGATTATTCTTCTTCCTTCTTAGTAGTTACTGGCTTTGGTGCTGTGGTGATCTGACCAATCTTCTTCAAGAAGGCTAGATCCTCTGGTGTTAGGTCTGACATATTAACTCCAACTTGTTAGGATTGATACGGACATCTCGCAGCTGAGCAGATCACCTGATGCAGCATTGAGAACGCTTGGGGCAGATATACTGCCTACATTATAGGTCAAAGAACTTGCAGCGAGTAAATTAAACACTCGAACTACATTAGTTTCAATGCCGTTTAGATTGCCTTCGTTATCAAATAAAGGCACAGTAATAATAATCTTAAAATTAGCCAGTGCGCTGACTGTGTTGCGTGAGTTATTGCTCGGGGCGAGATACGGATCGTCCGGGCTTACAATAACTGAATTGGCAAGGACAACGCTTGGCGGAAACGCGAACGTACTCCAAAGTGAATCATCAACTAGAGCAGTTGCAAGTGTAGTTCGAAGCGTTGTTACTGATGATGGCATCAGCCCACCATTGAACGTGGGTCGAGCGCGTGCGAAATCAATCCCCGTACTTTTGCCAGTAATTGGCTGGACATTCTGTACGGGGACGGCTGGAAATCGACAGAATTAGAACCAGTTAAAGTGCTGGTTCTTGCTTGCCAGATCTCAACAGCTATCATCAAAGCGGCTTGCTGGACTGCCATGTCTAAAGTCCAGTCTGTGTAAGTTGTAATCGATACAGATCCATAAGGGTAAATTGGGTGATACGCCTGGGCTGTTGCATGAGCGGTAGCCACAGTAATTGAGTAATTACCCATTGATGTAATTACTTTACTGCCATTGTATGAACTACCTGAATTGGCGATTGTTACAGTTTGACCAACATAAAAGGTATCTCTAATTGGATCATCAAAGTAAAGAGTGCCTTCACCAACTATATTCTCATGAGCTACAGAGAACCACTTGGGAGCCCATAGCATTGGGATAAGGACTGAATCACTAGCATCACATACTTCTTGGATTGTCGCGTCTGGGTATAACGAACCCACGCCAAGAGTCGATTTCAATTCGGCTACTGTGCAGAGTGACATTCCAATTCCTTTCTAAAGACCAAGAGGGGGCAAGGGCTATGCCCCCTCTCAGCGACTTAGGGTATTACTTAAGCAGCGTTAAAACGGAACGCGCCTGCGCCAATCTTTGTAGCGATTGCGCCATAGCCGTAGTAGCCAACTTCAACTTGACCAGTACCGACCTTATCGGCGCGAAGCTGTAGGCGATTTGATTCATACCATGTGTATGAATCGCGATTCACAACGATGATTGAGTTATCTGCTACTCCTGTGATTGTGTAATCAACATAGAGATCAAGACCCAGCAATGAACCACGAAGTGATTGTGATACTGAGCCAGCAGCATTTTGTGGCTGTGATGCAATGAATAGAGGGCGGTTTGAAGAATCGACCATTCCCATGATGTTTGACCATTGGGTAGGTGAAACGATTACACCTGTTGCAAACTTAAATGTGTTTGAATAGATGCTGTCAGATGCGCGAGCAATAAAGCCAGCCATTTCAGCGCCATCCCAAGGAAGTGTAATTGTTGTTGAATCTGCTGTACCACCAGTAGCAAGAGCAGCGTTCACTGCTGTGTTAGTTGCCTTTGAATACGCATCGGCCATCAATGATTGCAATTCTGCAAAGAACGCAGGAGATGTGCGATCAAGGACTTCAACATCGAATAATTGCATTCCGGCATACTTTTTAACAGTTACATCAAGGTATTCAATTTCAACCTGAGTATCTGAGAACGCACCCTTTTCTGCAGCTACGGCCACAGTAGGAACTGCCTTAACGCGAGGAATCTGGAACTTCATACCTGCATCTGGAAGTGTGCCAGTTGAAATTGCATCAATAGCTGGGCGACCTGCTGTAGATTTTCCGTTGATAATTTCTGTTAACTGGCGTGTTGGTACAAGACCAGCAACTTCAGTTGTTGTTGTATCTGATGCAGCAGCTAAGTATTGACGAGCATTATCGTCACCAAGTTGTGCGCGGATAGAGTTTTCAAGATAAACCTCGTTAGATAAATTAATACGAGGCTTTGAGTAAATCATTGCTGTGACAGTTGGGCGAGCAGCTTCAACCGCTTGTGCTTCAACTGGTGTTGCTTCGACGGCTGGAGTGGTATTTTCCACGTTGGCTATCTCGCTTTCTGTTTGAGGGGTTTCTTCGACAGGGATTGTTTCCTCTGCCGCGATCTCTAATACTTGAGCAGACTTGAATGCTGGCTCTGTTACTAGAGAAACTTCTTTTAATTTAGCCGCTGTAACAACCATGTGTCCATTGCGCGATGGCTTCGATGCAATAATTTCTGCACCAATAGACAGCCCTGAAACTAAACCTTCTTGCGCTTGAATAAGTGCATCGTTTCCACCTGTCGAACGCGATAACTTAAAGGTTGCATAAATACCTTCAGGACGAATTTCAGCTGCAGTCATACGACCAACTGGCTTCTTCATATCGTGCTGTGAAAGCAACTTAATTTTTGAAATGTCTGTAACATCGATTGAACCAGCTTCAAAAACTGCACCGCCGAGATTTGTGTGACCAACTTCGCCTGTTCCCATTGGCACAATAAGTCCTGAGATTTCGCGGCGTTCTTCTGAGCATTCAATAGATGATGCTTCGATGTATAAAGTTTCCATTATTCTGTTTCACTTCCGTTAGGAGTCATGTCTTCCATTTCCATAGCTTGTTCTGTAGTGATAAGACCAAGAGATAACATTTTTTCAAGTACCATCAAACGATCCATTGGATTAGTTCGAAGGAATGTATCGTCAACAGCAAACTTGACATAATGACCAGCAGTTGAAATGTCATCCATTGATAGACGATCTTCAATCGCACAGATAAAAGGCTGGATCATCCAGATAAACTGTCTGCGTTCATCTTGAACATTTGCATAAGTCATTGTGTTGTTCTGATCAGCTGATAAATAGTAAGGCGGAACTCCGCATAGTCGCGCAATTTCAGTCGCGCTGTTTTGGATCGCTTCGTTATACATCATGTCTTTAGGTGAAAATGAAGTTGCGTTATATTCAAGAGTAGATGTCAAGTAAGCAGTAGAACGATTAAGGCGAGCAGCCTTCCACGCAGCTAGTAAGCCACTAACTTCTTTTGGATCGAGGTCAGCACCATTATTCCGAATGTAACCCGACGGCATCGGAGTTTGGGCAGCGATAGAAGCTGATCTGTGAATGTCAATAGCACTTTGAATAGCGCGAGCAGAAGTGTTTAAGATACCTTCATCTTTTTGAAAGGTAATAAGAGAACCAACACCGGACATTGGTACAGCAACGCCATCAATATAGTATTGAGTTACAATAGTTGATGGAAAGTCTGTATCAAATGTAACGCGAGTGTTAGCAATCCACTCTGCTCTGGCCATTCTTCCATCTTCTGCATAAACTTCTTTGATCTGCCAGTAAGCGGATCCATACATGAGCAATGAATCGACTGTCCAAAGGATACTTACAAATCGTGGCTGATTAAGTGATGGCTGTTCAACCCATCGAGGCGGTGCAATTTCTTCCCCTGTAGATTTTTTGTAATACTCTAAAGGGATTGAGGCAATAGTTCCAGCTATAAGATCTCTACATCTTTTGATTGCTGGAACACTCATAGCTTCTTGACGAAGCATTGAGGAAACACTGTAATAATTGTTATAAGGTAAAAATTGATCGCCTAAGATTTGTGGGGCATATTGCGCTTCGACAGACTGCTTAGTTGGCTTTGATTCTGCTCGCGAAAATATACCCATAACCTAAATGATAGCACAACCTAGACAGATTGCTACCAAATGTCAAATTATGATTTGAGGGCGTGGCGCTGGGATCATTAACTTGCTTACAACCATCGCCAAGCCGATTGGCGCTGAGATGTCACCAGCAGACTTGCGCTTGATGATTCTCCACGCAGAGTCATTGACCTTAGCTGCACAGTTGTTCATCTGCTGAATTAGTTCTGCTTGGCCATTATGGACTACTCGATGATTGACTAAACCTTCCAAAAGATCGCCACAGGCTTTGTAGAACTGCTGGCCTGAGATGTCCTCGACCATTACTCCAGCGTTGCTTAGTCTGTCTGCAATAGTCTGGGTTGCGTACTTATCAAAAGTAACAAGCCTTGGTTTGTAAATATCCACCCACGATTTGATGCTTGCCGCCATCTTAAGTTCATCGATGGCCACTTGAGAGCTGTAAGTTTCCAAGATTCCGATGCCAATCCGTCCATCAGGGAGTAGTTGTCCTGCGACTAATGATCCGTTCCGCCTTGACGGACTGACATCGAAACCGAATACAGTATAAGCCCCCACAGCCATTTCAAGTGTGTTATCCGATGTTTCTTCAAGCACTCCATGAGGCCAAGGACTTGACAAGCTGTCAATCCACTGGCACAGAGTTTCAGTTCTTGTATTTTCAATCGGTGAAGTTGCAATGGCTTCTTCAATCGCTTCTTCAGTAATTGTGTAACCAAGCGAAGGGTTAGCAAGAGCCCAGGCATTGCGATCAGTGATCTTGCAATATTGTGGCGCGGAATACTCATAGAAGCCATAAGACTTTGGCGGATAATCAATAGCGCGTTCTCGTAAGTCATTGAGCACAGTGCTGAAAGCATCACCAGCATTTGATGTTAAAAGGGTCTGGGAATTAGGGTGGGCTCTGGTGGTTGGAGTTGCTGCCCGGAATCCGTCCTCGGTAATCTCTCGAACTTCATCGATGTAAAGCAATCCATTAACTGATCTTCCGCGAGAGCCGTCACGAGTAGCTGCTACAACATCAAGCCTTGCCCCAGAATGCATCTCGATTGACTCAGTGCCATTAGCGTGTCGGATCTGCTTCACGAATCCCTTTAGATGGTCATTAGTTTCAAGCAGGTGAGTCACTTGTCTGAAAGTGTCCAAAGCCATGCTTCGATTAGAGGACATGATCAGGACATTGGTATTCCACTTGATCAAGTGAGCAAGGATCAGCATTCGCGCTAAGTGAGTCTTGCCATTCTGTCTAGCAACCAAAATTAGGTTTGTCTTGCGGATCCAGTTGCCTTTTTTGTCCACAGTGAGCATATCTTTAAGCACAAACTCCTGCCAAGGCATCAATGGCATCTTTACAATCTCGCAGAGATCCTTGACATCTTGCAGCTTGTTTTCGCCCTTTAGAAGTGGACTGTGAAGCCTTGGTTTGGTTGCCCCTCGTATGGCTTTGCTGCGCTTGGGCTTATCTGTCATTGACTCGGACTGGGTCGGGTCTTAAAAGGACTGTCCAGCATCGGTTCGGACTGCATCGGGGAGGTACAGACTGATAAGACAGGGGGGGTAGCCGTACGACCTAAAAAAACACCATCATTGAGCGCACCTTTACGCAGGTTGCAGCTCTTACACAATACTCTTAGATTATCGAGGTCATGAGTTCCACCGGACTTGCGTGGGATGATGTGATCGATGTGCATCTCACCTTCATCTGTGCCACAGATCTGACACATCCTGCCATCACGACTGAACACGCGCTCTCGCTGTCCTCGATAGCGTCTAGTGTTTAGCTTGTCAATACTCATTAGACATCATCATAACAAAGACCACATAACCACCAAGCGTACACTTCCATAAGTTCTGACTCAGGTGTAGCTGCTTCACATCTTGAGCACTTAATCGTATCTTCTTCTAATGCCATGAGTATTGCTTCCAATGATCTAAGGCTGCACAGTAATCAGGCTCATCACCTATCATGCCATATCTATGACTGACATATCTATGAGTCCAATCGTATTGTTGCATTGGTGTAGCTGTGGCTAACCACTTAGACCTACCTTGCATGAACCCATGATGGCTACCATTAACAGCATTGAAATTCCAGTTACTCTCTTTAGTAGCAAGAGTATCTAAGCATTGGTAATTGTTAATTGATAACTGGCTTTGAATATATTCTTTAATCGTTAAAGGTTTAACTTCTTTTGCTACTGCTTCTGTGGGAGTCGATTCATTTATGAATAGACCTGCCCCAACAGCTAAACACGCGGTCGCGAGCAATCGCCCACAGGCGCTCGCTAGCGAGTTATAGCGTAGCAGTCGTGTCAAATCCATTAGTGTTTTACGCATGATCTTGGGCGTGTCTAATCCTGCATGCAATCGTGTTTTTCATCTGGGTTGAATGAACAATAGTAACAACCCATTGGCTCATGACAGTATCGGCACTGATATTCAAACTGCACTTCTTGACAGCAGCTGTAATAAGTAGTTGTTGATCCAACCATGTTGTAATGAACTGGCATTAGTTAGGTTCTCCTGTTCTGATGAACTCAATGATGCGATTGATCAATGCACCTTCTGCCTCATTGCCACATCGAGAACACACACAGATAGGCAGATAATGGCGCGTAACTTCAGTTGCTAATACTTCTCTAAGATCTTGTAATACTGTTTTCATTTCTTGTCCTTTCCCCATCCAGTACCTTTGAAGATTGCTGGCGTTGCTGTAAATACCCGAATCATTGGCGTTGAGCAATGCAGTACCGGGTTTCCCACTGCACTCATTGAGTGTTCAAGCTCTTGTGTTTGCCCGCAAACTATGCACTCATAATCATAAATTGGCATTGTGATCCTTACATTTAGTGCAGTAATCCGCATTGAGTAACCAAGTGCCACAGCCTTTGCATCGGCTTGGCTCTTGAAACCATTCTATGTAATCGACTTTATTGAGTAGCTGAACCAGATCAGAGAATCGAAGCATTGCGCCGTATTCGGCCGCATCTTCGCCCTGCCCATTGAATCTCATAACGACAACTGACAGCTTCCCATCTGCCCGCTTTCGCGTCTGATCCAGCCACTCCTTCGGTTGGAAGGCGGCACGCGCTTTAACCTCGATGTCGAACGGGACACCAGTTATATCGCTACCTTGCCGACCTGCCCCAGCACTATCTGCATAGGGGAACCACTTTTTAAGGTACTCAGCGACGACTTTCTGAGTGCGATAACCCCTGTGCTTACGATGCTGGGAAGTCATTGTTTATAACCAGATCGGTGGGCATTGTTCTGCCCGATTCTTAGAAGGGCAGGTATAACCTTCGTAGGGCTTGCCAGTCTTTGATGAAACTCCAGTCTTATGCACCATGAAGTCATGCTGGCACTTAGGTGCTTGCGGTAATTCTTTGGCATTAAGTTCATCAGATAATAAGTTCATTGCTTCATTCAATGAAGGTGCAGCTGATATTGGAATTACATTCATATCATCTTTAGGATCAGCAATAGTCCAAGCATCTTTTACTGGCTCTGGGAACTTTTCTTTGATGATTGGTTGCTCTGCAGTAATTCCGCCTCGTCCTGCCAACTGTACTTTGACCATCTCTTCTCGGCTTGGTCGCTTGCCTTTAGCAGCGAAACCTGCGTTAGCAAGAGCTCTGCCGATCGCTGAAGTTTCGCAGTTTTCAAGCGCACTAGTGGCATTAACGCCGCGATCAGAATCCTTCTCTTCAGCATAGCCAGTGGAGTAAGCGACTTGGTCGAGATAAGTGCGGTAGAGATAGGCTTTAATAACATATCGATGAGCTTCACATACTTCCAATTCCGTTGATACGCGTCCATCTGGGAACTCCTTCCAAAACTTTTCCAGTCGGCTCTCGACTGTTTCGTAATCGGCTAAATTAAACGCCATGATTGATCTCCTCTTGCTTTACTAGAAACTCGGCTTGCTCGGTTAAAGGCCAGTGAGATCCATCTGGCCAGATTGACACCCACACAGCGCAAGGCTGGCAATAATGTCGGTTGATACCTTTAGACTTAGCGTGCTGACTAACCACAGTCCAAACTGCAAAGGTCTTACCCTTACCATTAGGATGATCGCGACCCCACTTCATCTGGCAGTAATCACACCAAGTTCCGGACTTTGCCTTAGTAACTGTCAAGGTCGTTCCAATCAGTTGATGTAATCTGGCCAGCGATTGCAGAGTACGCACAGATGTCCTTGTAACTGTCCGCGTGATCCTTTGTTGTTTGAGTTCTCGAGATCTTGGTGAGG